TCGGCTATTATTTTTCTATCATCATCTGAGGTAAAAGGAGATACTATTAAAAAAATAGGGTGATCTGATACTTTAACATTTAATTCAGCAATTGTATATAACCAAATTTTTTTCATATCTACCCATTTTGTATCAATTTCAGTCTCAGTTTGTTGTTCATTTTCAATTGATTTTTTTTTTATTATGGTTGTATCTGGTGTTTCCAGTGTCTTTCGTCTTATTGGATTTTTTATAATTGGCTCTCCTCCAATATATTGGAAAATTACACGTGGTTTAGTTTCACCAGATAATCCAGCTTTAATAAATCCTGATCCATTCTCAATAACAATTGCTTTAACATCTTCTTGCATTTTTGATTATGATTATGATTAATACATTATTTTATATTATTTTTTTGAAACTAGTATACTTTTTTATATCATTAATTTTATCTAAATAAATTAATATAGTTATGTCTTACAATTTAAAATATTTAAAATATAAACAAAAATATTTGAATTTAAAATATTATTTGGAACAGAATGGAGGTATTCCATCATTAATACAATTAGCTGCAGAACAAATTCAATTAGATTCTATTGATAATATTATTGAATATATTGAAGATACTAAAATAAAAGGAAATATTATTGAACAACCTATTCGTGATATTATTAAATATAAAAATTTATCATTTAGAAATATTGATCAAGTTAAATATTTTATTGATAATAAAATAGATATTATAACATTAAGATTTGATAATAATTTTAATCAGCCAATTGAACTAATATCTAATCTAATTTATTTACAAACATTAGAATTTGGTAATAAATTTGATCAAAAACTAGATCCATTGGCAAATCTAACTAATTTGACAACATTAGAATTTGGATATAAATTTGGTGATGCTTTTAATCAAAATATCTATTCATTAGCAAATCTAACTAATTTGACAACATTGGTATTTGGGAATAAATTTGATATAAATATCGATTCATTGGCAAAATTAACTAAATTAACAACATTAAAATTTGGTAATGAATTTAACAGACCAATAGAATCACTAGCTAATCTAACTAAATTACAAACATTAGAATTTGGTAGAAATTTTGGAAATTCGCGAGGATATTCTAGTAACAAAAATATAATTACATCATTTATTTGGTCATTAGCTCCATTAGCTGAATTAATTAATTTGCAAACATTAAAATTTGGAGATTATTTTAATCAATCAATAGAACCACTAGCAAAATTGATTAATTTGACAACATTGGAATTTGGAGATTATTTTAATCAAGTTCTTGATCCATTAGAAAATCTAACTAAATTATCAACATTAAAATTAGGTAATAAAAAACATCAACAATTTAATCAAAAACTAGATCCATTGACAAAAATGATTAATTTGACAACATTGGAATTTGGATATTTTTTTGATCAGTCAATTGAACCATTAGCGAAATTGATTAATTTGACAACATTAATATTTGGTAAAAAATTTAATCAAAATCTTGATCCATTGTCGAATCTAACTAATTTGACAATATTAAGATTAGGAGATGAATTTAATTTATCACTTGAACCATTATCTAATCTAACTAAATTAGAAATATTAAAATTTGGTAAAAATTTTAATCAAAATCTTGAACCATTATCAAATCTAACTAATTTAGAAATATTAAAATTTGGTAAAAATTTTAATCAATCACTCAAACCATTATCAAATCTAACAAATTTAACAACACTAATATTAGGATATAAATTTAATTTATCACTTGAACCAATATTAGATCTACCTAAATTAAAAACATTAAAATATAATATACATAATGTAACTAACAAGTGAACACATAGATCTATTTTTCCAATTTTTCCTATTACATTAAAATAGAAAAAATTTTTATTTGTATTTTATCTAAATAAATTAATATAGTTATGTCTTACAATTTAAAATATTTAAAATACAAACAAAAATATTTGGATTTAAAAAAATTAATTGGTGCTGGTTTAGAGGCAACATGTGAATTAAATGAAACAAATATCATAATAACATATAATTTAGATGGCGAAAAAGAATTACATTACGAATATAATCCAGAGGATCCTATAGGTAGTGGAACTTATGGTACCGTCTATAAAATAAAAAAACTATCATCAGATGATGATACAGAATATATTTTTAAAATGAAAATACCACGATCATCTGAAATATTTAGAATCAAAGGAATGATAAATTATAATTATCCTATAGTTAAAGAAGGCATTCAATCTAATTTATTAGATGGAATATTAGATAATGAGTCTCTAATTATATTTCAAGGAAAAATAATGTCTAATGCAAAACCTGTTGGAGAATTTTTAATATCAAGATATAATGGTTTTGATTTACAAAAAACATATTCTGGGACAGACTATTTTAATCAAAATCAGAAAATAGAATATATTGGTAATATATTAGGTCAAATATTAGGCAATATTAGATTATTAAATAATAGTAAACTTTATCATAATGATATTAAATTGCAAAATATTGTAATGAATTCATCAATGCGTGTTAGATTAATTGATTTTGGATTATTAGATACTAAATCAGATATTGGTACTGTTGTTTCAATGTCATATAAAAGTGTAAATATTAATTTTTATGAATATTCTGATCAAAAATATAGAGATATTATTGACAGACTAAATCCAAAATTAAAAGATACTGATATTTTTGGATTTTTTTATTGCTGTATTGATTTATTATATTTATTAAATGATAAAAATTTTGGTTTTGGTTCATATACAATTTTTAGGAGTTTAGGTATAATTGATAATACTTATCCTAGTTTACTTATATTATTTAATCTATATTATCTTATATCACCAACTGATTATAGAATTGAACCTATCGAATATACTACACAATCAATCCTTATTACTAAGTTACCAGATATAGATACAACCAAACAATTTTTTTCTCCTAGTATTATTGATGATAATCTTATAAATTTGTACAGGTATATACTACATATCTATGATTTTCTTGTCAGCGCAGAGATTGATAAAATTATAGGAGAAGAAAATTTAAAAAATTTTTTAGTAGGTATTAGTGTATGTTTATTACCAACATTTGATTATAAATCTTTTGATTTTACTAATTTATGCCAATATTTAGTAAAAAAAGCTTAAATAATTATGTATGATTAAACATATAAGCCTCTTTATTATATTTAATGATTTTTAATGAATTTAATAAGTTTATTATACTTTTATTTATAAGTTTTTATATTTGCTGCGAATTATACTCATGGTGCAAATATTTATCCAGAATGAGAAAAATTCGACAAAATAAACACAATATGACTAATTATAATAATTTGGAGATGACAAACTATTTTATAAATAATATATTAAATTCTGATACATATGCTAATAATATTGGTAAAGTTGTTGACAAAAAATTAGAAGATATTTCATATCTTGAACTTAGTCAAATATTTCATTCATATATTTTTGGAAAAAATCAGAAAGTAAAATTAGAAGAAGTTTTTCAATACAAAAAAATAATATATGATCTACAACAAAAAAAGAATATATTATTTAATCCTAATAATATAAATACTCAAAATGTTTCTGGTTTATGTAGATTTAATTTGATTTACATGCCACAATTTTTTATCAAATGTTTTTTATATTTGATTGATCATATATTTAATATATATGTTAAATATTATTTAAAATATAATATTTATTACGATAATTTAACACGTTTAACTTATTATTATAATGATTTAGATTTATCAAAACCAACATATTTATTTATTCATGGTATGGGTATTGGTATTTATCCATATTATAATTTAATGTCATGTTTTGATGATAAATTAAATCATAATATGATATATATAAATATACCATATTTAACACACAAACACGAATATGATTATTTTGATGATCGTATAATATTGATAAGTTTGGAAAATTTTTTTAAACAAAATAAAATTAAAAAATTTAACATAATTGCAAACTCATTTGGTAATCTCATCGCACAATATTTATTATATGATAGTACGTTTATTATTGATAAGATATATGCAATCGAAGCACCGAATTTTCTTATCAATATTACAAATTTTTATCATAATTTTAAATATAAGACTAATTCAAGTATTACTTTCCATTTATTTATTAGATATGCACTTCATTGCGAACAATTATTAACAAAAAATTGTTCATTAAAAAATTGTTATAATCCTAATATCTATCATAAATTAACCTGTTTTTTTGCTAAATCAGATTATCTATACAATTATCTTGATATTGTTGGAGAACTTAAAAAATCTACACATTCAAAATATTATATTTACGATGGAAATCATTGTGCATTTTTTAATAATTTAAATTATATAAAAAAGAATATTTTTGGAAAATAGATCTTAATAAAAATATAAACAAATATAAACAAATATAAACAAATATAAACAAATATAAGAAAAATTGAATTTGTTTATATCTGATGAGAATTTATTACTATATAATTTATTTTTTATAAAAATTATGAAAACTAAATCTAATACAGCTTTTGGATCGAATCTTAAAGCAGATACTGATATTGATAGCTATGCAGATTTTGAGACCAATGCAGAATTTGAGACCAATGCAGAATTTGATACTAATGCAGAATTTGAAACCAATACAGATACAGATACAGATACAGATTTAGATGTCGATACTAATGAAATAGATTCTAATATTTCAACACAAATCACAAATAAATCAATTAAATCAATGTATTATGAATATTTGCAAAATTCAGAATTATTATTAAGACCAGAATATCAAAGAGAATTATGTTGGTCTTTTGATAAAATGAATGCATTTATTGATACTATTCTAAAAGGTTGGATTATTCCAAACTATGTTATTTATGAATTATCATCAAATGAACAAAAATATAATAATCATACACATGAATGTATAGATGGACAACATCGTTTGACTACATTAAAATGGTTTATTGAAGGAAAAAATTTAGATGAAATGTCAAATAAAAATACTACTACAAATAAATATATTTATTGGTTAAATAATGCTGAAAGAGTATTTTATAATATGGATGAACAAAAAATGAAAGAAATTATGAAAAAAAGAAGTATCAAATGTAGAAATTTAGATGTTAATGAAAAAAAGAAATTTGATAATTTTCAAATGAGTTTTCACATGATTAAATCTTCTAACAATAATCCCTTAAGCTTGGGAACAAAATGCGATATCTTTAATAGGTTACAAAATGGTGAAAAAGTTAGTTCATATGAAAAATTAAAAAATCTTCATCAAAATTTGATTACCAATTGTATTAGATCTAGCGGCTTATGTAAACATTTAAATGAAATCAATTTTATATCTAAAATTAATTTTGGTAAAAGAACTAGACCAAAAAAAGCAGAAGGATTTAATATTTATTTTCTAATACGATCATTCTTTATTATTGATAAAAAATCTTTAGATATCAACTATTTAGATCTTAATATTAAAAAAGCTTTAGAATCCAATAATGGTTTAGGCGAACCAAAATATAGACTCAAAAATGATATTAATGAATTGTTAATTAAGGTAACTGAAATAATTGATTGGATTGCTTCTAATGACGAAATTTATTCAAATAATTCAATAAGAATTTTACCTGAACTCGCATATATTTTTATATGCATTTATGCAAATCATGGATTGGATGATCTTGATAAAGTTATTAAATGGTTATGCAAATCAACTAATATTGGGCAATTTAAAAAACTAAATAATATTGAATCATATAAAATTAGCATAGATAAGGTAACATCTAGCCAAAAAATTTCTGAATGGTATAAAACAATTATTAAACTAATTTTGAAAAAAGATTCTGGTTCTGAAAATGAGGATATGTCTGAGTCTGGTTCAGATTCTAAGCCTAAGTCAGAATCTAAGCCTAAATTAGATTCTAATCCTAGTTCAGATTCTAAGCCTAAATTAGATTCTAAGCCTAAGCCAGATCCAGTTGTATCTAAAGCAAAATGTTCAAGAAAATAAAAAATGATTCCTTCAATTAATTTATAACTTAAAGACATATGATATTTATTTAGTCTAATCTAATCTAATCTAATCTAATGTCAACTTATAATATTATTACTCAAAAATCTAAATCTTATTCAGCATCTGATTCTGTATCTGATTCTGTATCTGTATCTGTATCTGATTCTGTATCTGATTCTGTATCTGATTCTGTCACAGAATTCGAAGAAAAAAAATTAATTTATTTAGATTTAATTAATTCTTTATATTCGGATTCTGAAATTAGATTATATTTTTTAATAAAATATAAAATTGATATATCCAATCCAGAATATCAATTTAATAAAAAAAGAATTGGCCAAGAAGAATTCAAACAAGAATTAATTGACAGATATGGTAAAAAATGTATCTTAACTGGATCTGATACATTTGATGCATGTCATATTATTCCTTTTTCGGATTCTGAAAATATGGATCCAGATAATGGCTTACTTCTTAATCCAACACATCATAGAATGTTCGATAATTATGAATGGTCTATTAATCCTAATACTCTAGATATTGAGATAAATTATTCTAAAGCAGATCAAATGGATTTGTTCACTCAGATAATATATGATAAGAAATTAAAACAATTAGAACAATACAAGGGTATGATAAAATATTTAAATTCACATTATGAAAAATTTAAAAAAAATTTAAAAAAAATTCAGAAACAAATTCAGAAACAAATTCAGAAACAAAAACAAATACAAAAACAAATTAGATAAATTACTACTTTAATAAAAATTGAATTTGTTTTTAACTTTTTAACATCTTATATATATAAACATCTTATATATATATAAACATCATATATAATTTAATTTAATTTAATGATTAAACTAAAATATCTAAAGGAAATTAAACCATTACCACTAATTCTTGATATTCCAAATGGAGATCTTATTATTGATCTTATTTATTCTGAATATTATAATTATAAATCTATTGATGAAATTGATCAATATTTTAATAAAAAA